TGGATGGGGTAGAGGGTATATTGATAGACCTATGAAGAAAAATAAATATGGTGTCTGGGCATTCAGGGCTTTCGTTGATGAGATTAAGATAAAGATATATGCTAATTTGCAGGTATCTGATCCTGGACCTGGATACTGTCATTGGGCAGACAGGACATGTTTTGATAAGGTCTATTATAAACAATTGACATCTGAGTATCTAGATAAAGAATGGGTCAATGGGAGATACACACTAAAATGGAAACTACCAAAAGGTAGAAGGAATGAATCTCTTGATACACGAGTATATAATATCGCAGCTCTCAATATACTCAATCCTCAAATTGATACAATAGAAGTTTCTAGTCCGCAGGTTCCAATACATACGTCTAGGAGTTCACGAAGAACCCGAAGACGGCAACATTCACAAGGAGTAGTATAGAAAGGATTTATTATTATGGCATCTATGACATTAGCACAAGCGACATCTCTAAGAGACAAGTATATTCTAGCTGAGGAAGCTTGTCTTAAGAATCAATCTTACACGATAGGGACAAGGACATACACTCGTGCCACTTTGTCAAGTCTCAGGAAAGGTAGAGCAGACGCGGAAAAATTGGTTAAACAATTATCTAGAGGTGGTGCAATGCGTCCAAGACGCGTTTTATTCCGTGATGATTAGAACGCCATAAGAACGCCACAAGAACGCTTTTGTTTGACATAAGGCAATTTTTTATACACTTATGCCGGTAATAATGGTATATTAGTATGTATAAGGAGGCCTTATGTCAAACAGCCCGAAGACCAGTATTGACGAGGGAAAGCGCGAACCAATAAAACTAAATCTTATTGATCGTGCAGTTCGTTATCTTAATCCCAGTGCTGGACTTGAAAGAGTTCGCGGTCGTGCCGCATTTTCTAGATTAGAGGAACATGGATTCATAACTGGAGGTTCTTCTAAAAGATCAATGCGCGGATGGGAACCACCAGAACAAACAGCAGATCAGGATATAATCCCCAAGTTATCAAAGATGAGAGCCAGTTCTCGTGATCTATATATGAACACGCCTCTGGCTACTGGAGCACTCCGCAGGCTTAAAGGAAACGCTATAGGATTTGGATTACGATTGCAGTGTAGGATTGATCGTGAAACTCTCGGTATTGATGATAAGAAAGCGGATGAGTGGGAACTCAATACAGAACGCGAGTGGCTATCTTATTCTGAATCAATTGAGTGTGATGCTTCTCGTACATTGAAGTTTCCCCAACTGACAGCACAAGCATTCTTTTCCACACTTCTTAATGGCGATACATTTACTTTACTTCCGAAAATTGAAAGAGCAGGACAAGTATACGATACACGTATACATCTTGTAGAAGGCGATTACGTATGTAATCCTAGTTTCCTTATGGATACGAATGCTATCGCTGGCGGTGTTGAGGTAGACGACTGGGGAGCTCCTATCGCATATCACTTTCGGAAGTCAATGCCACATTCTCAAATAGACTTTGGTGCCTATGGTGTAAACAAGTGGGAGCGGATTCCTGTGTATGGAGAGGAGTCTGGTAGACAGCAAGTCTTCCATCTGTTTGATAAGGAACGGCCAGGACAGCGTAGAGGGTTTCCGTTCGTAACTCCAATAGTTGACGAGCTTAAACAAATTACACGTTTATCTAAGGCTGAGATAGAAGCCGCGATTATCAATTCTTACTTCACCGTCTTTGTAAAATCTAGTTCTCCGGTTGCAGACATAATGGGTAGTGGATACGTTCCACCATCTGCTGGTTATGCTCCCGGGACTGTAGGTACTTCTATCCTCAACTCAGATGACGAACGCGATGAGAAGTTGTATGAGATGGGGAAGGGTAATGTCATTGAGATGGACCCTGACGAATCAATTGATATCGCTGATCCTAAGAGGCCGAATGCAAATTTCGAGCCGTTCTTTTTGGCAATTGTCAAGCAGATTGGTTCTGCTATAAATATTCCTTTTGAACAATTGATGCTCCACTTTAATGCTTCATATTCTGCATCTCGTGCTGCGATTCAAGAAGCGTGGAAGTTTTATAGAGAGCGTCGGCTCTGGGTATCAGAATATTTCTGTCAGCCTATCTATACAGAGTGGATGGTAGAAGCCATTTCTAAGGGTAGAATCATTGCTCCTGGTTTCTTTAGCGATCCTGTTATTCAGTCTGCATGGTTAGGGTCTGCATGGATAGGTCCAGGACAGGGACAGCTTGATCCACTACGCGAAACCAAAGCTTCTGTAATGCGGATACAAAACTTCTTGACTACTTATGAAGATGAGTATGTAGCTCTTACTGGAAAAGATTGGCGCGGCGGTGTTAATCGTAGGAGTCGAGAAGAAGAATTGTTATCGGATAAGGGATTGAAAGTTGAGGTCGTTGAAGAAGAGACGGCAGACAAGGTTGTGGACGGTATAACAGATGCCAACACTTAGAAAGGATACCAGTAGATGAATATTCTTCAATGGATCTTCGAACATAAATGGGCGATCACTCCCGGAGCTTTACAGACGATAATTGATATCGCAGCAAATGGTGGAGATCTCAGTCCGGAAGCAATTTCTAAATCTATGCACGGGAGCGTTTGGGAAAAATACATTGACGATACAGGGAGCTTTATAAATTTCTCAGCACTAGAGGCAAGTGATTATCCTTTATTGGATGGGTCGCGTTGTGTTTCAGTCGCTGGCAATGTGGCAATTCTCCCAGTGGTGGGACCTTTGTTTCCAAGAGCAAATCTTATGACGATGAGCGGTGGCGCATCTGTGCAATCTTTGGCATACGATTTTAATCTTGCTCTTGCAGATAAAAGTATTGACACGATTATAATGAGTTACGATACTCCGGGTGGTGAGATTACGGGGATAAGTGATTTCGCTAAGATGATTCGGCAAGGTAGTAAAGAAAAAGAAGTTATTTCTTTCGGATATGGTTTTGTGGCTTCTGCTGGTTTGTGGCTAGCGACCGCTTCCCCTACAGTTATATTAGGGGATACAGCTGAGATGGGTTCTTTAGGAGTCGTCGCCGTGTATACCAGTACAAAGAAGCGGGATGATAAGGCTGGTCTTGAGCGGATGGAGATTATGTCCAGCCAGTCGCCAAATAAAAGGCCAGATCCATCAACAGAAAAAGGAAGGGCACAGATACAAACTACGATAGATGCTCTTGCGGATGTTTTTATAAAAGCTGTCGCAGACTTTAGAGGTGTTGAAACTTCTGAAGTCCTTAGTAAGTTTGGGCAAGGAGCGATGTTTGTAGCTGAAGAAGCAATATCGAGAGGGATGGCAGACGGAATAGGTAGTCTTGAATCTCTCATAGCAGATAAAAGAAAAAGTAATTCTCAATCTTCAATTTCATTTCTAGGAGGTAGTATGAATTTAGCAGAACTGCAAGCGAAGCATCCGGAACTCTACGCTCAGGTTGTTGAGATCGGCAGAGTTCAAGGTCTTGCCGATGGCAAGAAAGAAACAGAAGAGAGTGTATCCACAGCTTCTGAGAAGGCAAGAAAAGAAGGTGCCGAAGCTGAGAATGCACGGATCAAATCTATTGAGGAAATCAAGGTCCCCGGATCTGAAAAGATCATTGCAGAAAACAAGTTTGACAGCACACAGACTGTTGAGTCTGTTTCTACTCTTATCCTTCAGGGACAGCAAGCTGATCTTGAGGCGATGAAGGGTAATCTTGATAAGGACGGCAAGAAGCTTGCAGAGAAGTCTAAGGGGACTGGTACAGACCAGACAACTGAGGATCAAGCTGAAGAAGCAGAAGCTGTTGCTGCAATCGTTGAAGGGATGAATGCAAAGTAAGATCTGTTAGTGTTGATAATTTTTTCACATTTTTTTGACATTTTTTTGGAGGTCTTTATGGCAGAGGTTATTGAGCAGGGGGAATATTCTCCGGACAATTTGATTGGTGGAGATAAGAAACTTGTAACTGAAGATATTTTAGTTGCGAGTGGTGATCTCGATCGTGGAGCAGTCCTCGGTCGTGTGAAGGTTTCTGTCCCTACGACCGGTGTTGTAGCCGGTACAGGTAATGGGTCGTGTACTGTTGTCTCAGGTGGTAAGAACACAAAGAAGGGTGATTACGTTGCGACGTGTGTTGTTGCGATTACAAATGGTGGGACATTTGATGTTGCAGACCCTGATGGAAAGTTCGTCGGTTCTGTTGTCATTACTGCAGGAGCTGGTGGGACTGGTGTCTTTGTCAGCGATGAGATCAATTTCACAGTTACAGATGGCTCTACAGATTTCGCACTTGCAGATACCCTGACAATCGCGGTAACTGATGGCGTCCCGGCAACTGGAACAGCCGATGGTGGAAATACTGGTAATGGAGTTGTAACACTTGTAGAGGGTCGTTCAAAGTTGAAGATCGGTGCCTATGTTCTGACGTGTATTACAGCCGTAACTCATGGCGGAGTTTTCTCGGTTGTTGATCCTGATGGGAATGCACTTCCAAATGTTACGATGACTCCTGGTGCTGGCGTTAAGACTGATTTCGTTAACGACCAGCTTGCTTTCTCAATCACAGATGGCTCTACGGATTTTGATGTTGCTGATTTCTTCACGATCACAACTACAATTGATCCGCGTCAGGTTGTGTTACTTGACAAGACGGCATCTGATGGTTCTTCGGTTCCGTATGCTGTTCTTTCTGAAGATATTGATGCTTCGGTCGCCGCTGTTAGATCTATTGGCTATCTTGAAGGACAGTTCAATGAAAGACGTCTTTCTTTTGCTTCTGGTACAGATGTTGAGGATGTTCGTGATGCAATGCGTGATCTTGGAATGATTGTTGTTCCTTCGGTTCCCGCTTAATTCGTTAGTTATTTTTTCATTTTTTTTGGGAGGTTCTACATGGCATACGATTTGTTCAATTCAAGAACAATGATCGCAGCTCTGACACAAGCGAAACCACCTCGGACGTTTCTGTTGAATACATTCTTCAACGTAACCCCGCGAACTTTCGATACAGAGTCTGTAGACATTGACATTATGAAAGGGAAGCGTCGCCTCGCTCCTTTCGTAAATCCTCGTCGTGAGGGAAAGATCGTTGAGAAGCTTGGGTACAAGACACGGTCCTACAAACCTGCATACATCAAGCCCAAGATGGTGACAGATGCATCTGACATTCTCAAAAGGGATCTCGGTCAGAATATTTATGTCCCTAATGATGGTCCTGCACAGAAAGCCGCGAGGGAAGTCGGTCGTAACCTTGCAGACCTCAATGAGCAGATTACTCGCAGAGAAGAATGGATGTGCGCTCAGTCATTGACAACCGGCAAGTGTCCTATCGTTGGAGAGGGTGTAGATGATCTTGTTGATTTCCTTATGGAAGCAACACATCTTCCTGCTCTTACAGGAACAGCGAAGTGGACTGACCATACGAACGCTACTCCTATGACTGATCTCAAGACCTGGAAGCGTTTAGTTTCAAAAGATTCTGGCATTTCGCCAACTCGTGCAGTCTTCGGTCTTGATGCTATCGACAACTTCTTGAAGTGTGAAGAGGTTATTGGAACAACGGGTGGTGGAAAGAATTTGTTCAATATGGAGAGTATCAAGATGGGTCGTATTGATCCTGAGCAACTCCCCGAAGGTGTTATCTATTACGGGTATCTCAAGGAAATTGGTCTTGAGATTTACACGTATGAGGAATGGTATATAGATGACGATTCAGGGATTGAATCTCCAATGATGCCAGCAGACAAGGTCCTTATGGGAAATCCTACTGCAAGAACAGAGAAACTCTACGGTGCTATCAGAGATCTCAAAGCTTTTGCCGCGATGCCTCGTTTCCCTAAGTCTTGGGAAAAGGAAGATCCTTCTTGTCGTCTTATTATGTTGCAGTCTGCTCCTCTTATGGTTCCGGTGCAGATTGATGCTTTCCTTTGCGCAGATGTCCTGTAAACTTTAACGAAACCAAATAGGTTCTAAAGAAGGGAAGTATATGAGAAAAATAAGATTGATACATACTGTTAAAAGGGACGGTGACTGGTTAGACCCAGGAACCGTCCATGATTTTGAGGACAAGGATGCGAACGAACTCATCCTTGGTGGACACGCTGAGATGCACGAGGATGCACCCATTCCCAGTGGTGACGATGCTCCGGCTCTTACGCAACTTGAGAGAGAAACTATTCTCGAGGCGCTTGGAGAAATTGACGGAGTGAATGATGATCTTGCTCTTAGTCTGTTTGGTGCTGGATTTGAAACAGTCCAGCAGGTTGCAGAAGCAGATGCTGAAGATCTTATTGCGATCAAGGGTATTGGAGCGACATCTGTTGTAAAGATTCAGGATTCCGCTGAAGATATTGTGGATGATGCTGGAGACGAAGACTAATTTTTTTTTTCACCTCTTTATAAGGAGTTAGACATGGCGAATGTTATGTATGATCCAGGACGTGATGCCTTCCTTAATGGAGATATTGATTACACCAACGATACGATTAAGGTATATCTCATTGATACAGATGACTATACTTTTTCCGCGGCACATCAATTTCTCTCTCAGGTCGCCGCAGGAAGTCGCGTCGCAAATGCTACACTGGCAGGGAAGTCTACTGCTTCTGGTATTGCTGATGCAAACGATACCGTTCTGTCAAGTGTTACAGGGGATGAGTGCGAAGCATTGATCTTGCTGAAAGATACAGGAGTCGAAGGGACAAGCCCTCTTATCGGTTACATAGATACAGCGGCGGCAGGTCTCCCAGTCACTCCAAACGGTGGAGACATCACTATCACATGGGATAGTGGAGCGAATAAGATTTTTAAGCTTTAACTTCTGTGGTGGATTTATTTCAGAAGGCTATCTTAGATGGCCTTCTTTTATAAATCTATTCAGATATAGGATTATCTATTATGGCATTTCCAACAGGATGGGCAAGAAAGGCAAAACTGACGATACAAGCGTCTAAGATAGATGCGACGTTGACGGATTATCCT